TTTGATTAAACAACTCATTATAGGCATCTTATCGGAGATCACCGGGTGGTGGGTGGATCTCTGGAGCAAATCAGGTCGCAGACCGCTTGCAAGGTTGATTTTTACTTCCACAGATCAATGTTTTGAGTGATTTGAGGGATAGATTGCAGGCCTCATTCGTTCAACGCATGAATGCGCGTTGAAATGCCCCTGGAAGGCGCTTACAGCGTACGGTGAAACTCCGGACGAAGCCACGAAGATGTTTTTTGTTGTCGGGGATGCGTGATGAATCAGGCGAAGGCGATTGACGCTCCATTGAGCGCTGAGGTGATCGGCGAGCAGCTGGTCATCAGGGTGGGCATAGCGACGTTGGTTTTTGCGGCCGAGCATTCGACGGATTGGAATCCTTATGACGACCTGCATGGAAGGTTTGTGCAGGCCTTTCGCGTGGAGGATTCGGCTGCCTTCGCGAAAGATATTGCCGGCAAGCTGCTAGATGATCGTGAGGACGGATCGACGCCTCTCGGGGATCTGCTCGACACGATGTCGATGAAGGTTGTCCAGGATGGAGAGCTGTCGATCGAGGTGTGTCCGCAAGGTACACCGAGCGTTTACGAGAGGGATAATGCCGGCACCGAGGGTTCCAACATCGATACTTGAGGCGCGTGGAGCGTTTAAGAAGAATCCGCAGAGGGCGTCCGAGCGCGAGGATGAGCCTGTTGTGGCGGATCCGATCGGAGACTATCCGGATTCGTTCCAGGGTGAGATGAGTGTTCGCGTGGAGCTCCGGGGGATCTGGGATGAGCTGATCGCGGATGCGGCTCCTGGCGTTCTCAATCGTTCGCATCGGATGCATCTCGAAGTGACCTGCAGGCTGATGTACAAAGTTCGCCACGGTCTGGCAAAGACGGGCGATTTCTCAAACCTCAACAAGTTCCTGACTCAGATGGGAATGAATCCCGCGGCGCAGTCGACCGTTCGCGGCGTGAAGAGTAATGACGGTAAAGAAGAGAGCAAGTGGGGCCAGCTCGCGGCGAAAACGCGAGCCCGCGGAGCCTAGCACTCCCTCTTCGTTCGCAGCTCGAGCAACACAGTATGCGCGAGATGTCATCGCCGGCAAGATTCTCGCCAATAAATGGGTGAAGAAGACTTGCCAGCGTCATCTCGATGACCTGGTCAAGTCGCGCAACAAGGATTATCCCTACAAGTTCGATACGGACCGCGCGGAACATGCATGCAGCTTCATCGAGATGCTGCCGCATGTCAAAGGGCAATGGGCGCGGAAACGTCCCGGCGTCAGCAATAACATCGTCCTCCAGCCCTGGCAGATCTTTATAGTCTGCTCGATCTTTGGCTGGATCCACAAGCTAACTGAGCTTCGACGATACAGCGAAGCCTATATCAAGGTTCCGCGCAAGAACGGCAAGTCGATTCTGGCCGCCGGGATCGCGCTTTACATGCTCGTCGCCGATGGCGAGTATGGTGCGGAGGTTTATTCAGGAGCGACGAAAGAGAAGCAGGCCTGGGAGGTATTTCGGCCGGCTTTGCAGATGGCGAAGAGGACGCCGGAGCTGCAGGAGTACTTCGGCATTGATACCGCCGCGAAGAGCATCTATCGCGATGAAGACGGCAGCCGCATGGAGCCGGTGGTCGGTACGCCGGGTGACGGATCTTCGCCTTCATGCGCAGTCAACGATGAGTATCACGAGCATGAGACCGCGGTTTTGCATGACACGATGCAGACCGGCATGGGCGCGCGCGAGCAGCCTCTCATGCTCAACATCACGACGGCCGGAAGCCTGATCGATGGGCCTTGCCATCTGCTCGAGCAGGACTGCGAGAAGGTTCTCGAAGGCCTGATCGAGAATGACAATCTGTTCTGCGTGATGTACGGGATCGATCCGGAGACGGATTGGAAATCCCGCGATGCGTTGATCATGGCGAACCCCAACTTTGGGGTTTCGGTGTTTGCGGAGTTCCTGGAGAGGCAGCAGCGCGACGCGATTCAGTCCGCGCACAAACAGAATGTCTTCAAGACAAAGCACCTCAACGTCTGGGTCAATGCTGCAACGGCCTGGATGAACATGGACGCCTGGCGCAAGTGTGCGGATGCAACGCTGAGGCTCGAGGACTTCGCACATCAGAAGTGCTGGAGTGGAAACGATCTCGCAGCGAAGATCGACTTGGCATCCCGGTGCAGGATTTTCCGAGAGGAGCGCGGCGGCCAGATCCACTACACGGTCTTCTGGAAGCACTACATCCCGAAAGGGAAGGCCTTCGACGGCGAGCATTCCCACTATGAGAAGTGGGTGCACGAAGAGCGGATGATCGCGCATGACGGGGCTGAAATCAAGCTTCAGCGCGTCCAGGAGGACATCGAGCGGGAGTTCGGAAAGTTCGATGATCAATGCATCGCCTTCGATCCCTGGAGCGCTCTGCAGATGCAGCAGAACCTCGAGGCAAAGTTTCGAGGCGACATCGTCATCACCGTCGACCAGACGGTAAAGAACCTCTCCGATGCAATGAAAGAAATCGAGGCCGCTGTTCTCTCAGAGCGGTTCCATCACGACGGCGATCCCGTTTCTACCTGGGCGGTGTCGAACGTTATCGCGAAGGAAGATGCGAACGAAAACATCTTTCCGCGCAAAGAGAAGCATGGAAAGAACAAGATCGATCCTTTCAGCGCGCTGCTGACGGGAATGAACCGGGCCATGCTGGGCGCGTCCAAGGCGAAGTCTGTTTACGAAGAACGAGGAGCGATAGTCATTTGAGCCTTCTGTCAAACATCCGTGATGCCTTCCGTGTTTCGCAGGAAGAATCTCCGTTTGTATCACTGGGGATCTCGAATCAGACGAGCTCGCTTGCCTCGCCATCTCCCTGGGTGAACGAAATGTTCGGCGGAGGATCGTCAGCGTCCGGCAAGCTCATCACGCCGACGACGGCAATGCGGATCAGCGCAGCGTATGCCTGCGTCACGGTTCTGCGTGAATCCGTTGGCCAGCTCCCAATGGTGTTGTATCGAGTGAAGTCAGATGGCTCGATGACGCCGGCTGTCGATCATCCGCTTTATGGCTTGCTTCAGCACATGCCGAACGAGGAGATGACGGCTCAGGAAGGGCATGAGATCTCCATGAATCACCTGTTGATGCGAGGGAACGCTTACCGGCAGGTAGTTCGCGTTGGCGGTGAAGTAGAAGGCATCTATCCTCTCAATCCGGATCGCATGAGAATGTACCGCAGCGCCAATGGTGGTGAGTTGCGATATGAGTATAACGGGGAAGACGGAGAGCTGGATCTGCGAGCGGGCCAGGTTTGGCGCACGATTGGCATGACATGGAACGGCATCAACGGCGTGAGCCCGCTGACGTATGCGCGTGAGGCGATGGGTCTGGCGTTGGCCACTGAGGAGCATGGTGCCAAGCTCTTCTCGAACGGTGCTCAGATCGCGACTGCCTTCACGCACCCGGGCGAGATGTCTGAAGGAGCTCAGAAACGCTTTCTCGCTTCGATCGCTAACAAGTACAGTGGATCCCGTAATGCTTTCAAGGCGATCGTGCTTGAAGAAGGCATGAAGGTCGAGAAGCTCGGCCTCAGCAACGTCGATACTCAGTTCATTGAATCCCGCAAGTTTCAAAACGAGGAGATCTGCCGCTTTTATCGCGTGCCGCCTCATAAGATTCAGGATCTGGCTCGCGCAACGTTCAACAATATCGAGCATCTGAGCATGGACTTTGTGAATTCCAGTCTCATGCCCTGGCTTGTCCGTCATGAGCAGACCGCTAATCGGGATTTACTGCTGCCGAACGAGCGAAAGAAGTATGTGATTCGATTCGATGTGGATTCGCTGCAGCGCGGCGATATGGAAGCTCGCGCCAACTACTACGCTTCGGGCATCGCGAATACCTGGTTGAACCCGAACGAGGCTCGCAAGAAAGAGTTCCTCAATCCTCGCGAGGGTGGCGATGTCTATCAGAACCCGAATACCACCTCGGGAACGATGAAGCCGGGTGAGCCAATTAAGAAGAAGGGTTCTGACAATCAATCGGAGGGGCAATCGTAATGAAGCTTTCCATGTTTAGACAGCACTTGCAGGCAGCGATGATCGTCGCCGGCCTTAGCAAGAAAGAAGCCGCTCTGTTTGCGCGCCAGCTTGCCGAAGATCGTAAGCCTCGCGATTTGAAGATGGAGACCGACGGCAAGTCGGCCGAGATTCTGATCTATGACGTGATCGGCGCGACCTGGGACGGTGGCATCCTCTCGAAGGATTTTGTCGAGCAGCTCGCGGCGCTGGGGGACGTCGACAACATTACCGTCCGGATCAATTCGCCTGGCGGAAATGTATTCGAGGGCATCGCGATCTACAACGCTCTGAAGACCCATCCTGCAACGATCAATGTCCAGGTAGATTCCCTGGCTGCGAGTATCGCCTCGGTGATCGCCATGGCGGGCGATGCAATCAGCATCTCCGATACGGCTATGGTCATGATCCATAACCCTGCGACCTTTGCTTATGGTGATGAGAATGACTTCCGGGACATCGCGGACCTGTTGAGTAAGATCCGCGGGGCCCAGTTGCTGGGCGCGTATGCCAGGACGGGGAAAACTCCCGATGAATTGATCGCATACATGGATGTGGAGACCTGGTTTACTGCCCAGGAGGCGGTGGATGCGGGTTTTGCGGACAAGATCCTTGATTCGGGAACAAAGACGCCGGCGGGCGCTGAAGAACGCTTCGATCTCAGCGGCTTCAGGAACGTTCCAAACTCGGTAAAAGAGGCCTATTCGGGGATGAAAAAGCAGCCCGAAAATGCAATAAAAACGCCTGAAAACAGCCGAAATGAAGAAGAATTTCAGCAAAAAGCGCTGATTGCTGCACAAGCTCGCAATCGAAACCTAAGTCTGGCAGAAGTCCGCTAGATCCAACCTTCAACCATCTTTCGACCCCGCCGCCGAGGCGGGTTTTGTTTTGCCCGCCAGTCGGCGGAAGGAGATGACACATGGCTTTCAACGCAAACGAAAAGCTCCAGCAGCGGGGCGTCCTCATCAAGCAGATGCGCGAGATGAACGATCTTGTGATCACGGAGAAGCGCGATTTCACGTCTGAGGAGAAAGAAAAGTACGACAAGATGGAGAAGGAATCTGATGCCATCAAGGCTCAGGTCGATCGCCATGTAGCAATCGAGGCAGCCGCTAAGGACAATGCCCATCGTGACGATGCGATTCGTCCCAATATCGAAAATGAGGATGGGAAGAAGAATCCGCGCGCCACGAAAGAGTACAAGCAGAACTATGGTCAGTGGATGCTGTACGGGGCTCGCACGCCGCTCGACGTCACTAACTCTCTAACGAAGGCCACCGGTACTCAGGCTGGCTACCTCGTTCCTACTGACTACGAGACCGAGATCCGGAAGAAGGTTTATCCCCTCAATGTCATGCGGCTGCTTGCCAGTGTCGTCCAGCTGGACTCTGACCGTGTCATCCCGATGGAAGGATCGCTTCCGACCTTCGGCTGGATCGATGAGCTCGGAACCTATCCGCAGACGGATCTGACCGTCGGGCGCGCAACGCTGAGCGCTTACAAGCTGGGCGGAATTCTGAAGGCATCCGAGGAGCTGCTCGCGGACTCATTCACCGATATCGGTGCCTACATCGGTGACCGTTCCAAGGTGTCGATCGCGCAGGCGGAAGAGGCAGCCTTCATATCGGGTGATGGCAATAAGAAGCCCACAGGCGTCGTCACGTCGGTCACTGGCGGAACGACTACGGCCTCCCCGACGGCTCCAACGGCGGATGAGGTGATTGATCTCATTTATGCGTTGCCAACGCAGTATCGCGTCAACGCAACTTTGCTTTCGTCTGATGGATGGGTGAAGCTGGTACGCAAGCTGAAGGATACGACGGGCCAGTACCTCTGGCAGCCGAGTCTGCAGCTGGGCGTTCCGGATCGCATCTACGGTGTTCCCTACCGCGTCAGCAACTTCATCCTCGCACCGGCAGCGACGGTAGTAGCGGCGCTGTATGGCGATTTCAGCTACTACCAGATCGTCGACCGTTCGGGCTTCGAGATGCAGCGGCTCAATGAGTTGTATGCCGAGTCCGGTCAGATCGGGTTCAAGATCAATGAGCGTGTTGACGGCAAGCTGTTGAACACGGACGCCATCGTCAAGCAGACGATGCACGCCTAGTCCTCCCCAACCACAACTGCACGATAACCCCGTGACGTGGCCTGTATTGCCTGCAGGCCACGCTCATAAGGAGATCTGTCATGGAAAAAGTAAACGACGTAAATCAGCCCGATACCTCTCGACTTCCCGCGGGAAGTACTTTGGTCGTCGGCGGTGTTCATGTTCCTCATCCGCATGCTGCTCCGAATGGGCCTGGCCAGGGAGATCCACGCGCCGGCGACACGGATGCTGTCACGGAAGAGATCACCGTTGATCCCGAGTCTGGAGATCTGGTGGTCAATCAGCGTCCTCTCGACAACGAAGTGAAGCCACTTGTTGGAATCGATCTGGCTGCAAAGGTCGATTTATCGTCTGCCGATATCGAGGCTGCAGAGAAAGCCAAGGCCGACCAGGCCGCCGGCGAAAACAAGTAGCACCGCACTGTGGGTGGATTCACCCATTAGAACCCGGATCGGACCGAATGCCGTCCGGGAACGGACGGGAGACAGGGATGGAGCTTCATTGGGGCCATCCCTCCCTACCGTACTTTGAGGAGACAGTGTGGGCACACTGGTAAAAATTGCGGACGCTACTGTCGAGCCGATCACGTTGCAGCAGGCGAAGAACTTCCTGCGAATCGACGCGGACATCACCCAGGATGATGACCTGGTTGGCCTGCTGATTCGCGCCGCGCGCGAGCAGGCGGAGATCTTCTGCAGAGCCTCTTTCGGTTCGAATGAAGCCTGGAAGCTGACGCTGGATCATTTTCCGTCCGCTGTGTGCACAAACGGGACATACGGCTGCGATCTGGGGTATGAGCTTTGGCCGAGCGAATTTGAGTACCGCATGACTCTGCCGAAGCGTTTTGCGATCGAGATTCCCATGGGTCCGGTGCAGAGCATCACGTCGATTAGTTACCTCGGCTCTGACGGTACGCAGCAAACCCTTGATCAGGCGAACTACTTTATTGTCGCTGACGATGATGGCCCAGCGAAGCTTTATCCGAAGTATGGAACGTCATGGCCAGCAACGCAGGCTGAGCCTGGCGCGATTGAGATTAGCTTTGTGGCGGGTAAGGATTGTCCGCAAGGTGTGCTCCTGGGCATGCAGCAGCTTATCGCTCATTGGTATGCCAACCGCGAGGCCGTGATCATGGTCTCCGGTGTGAAGCCGGAAGAGGTTCCCATGACAGCGAAGTTGCTGATGTGGCCCTACAGGAATCTGGAGCTCTAGATGATTGCCGCCGGCAAACGGAGACACTGCGTTCTGATCCAGCAGCAAACTGATGAGCAGGATGACGCGGGTGAGAAGCTCGAGCAGTGGAATGACCTGCGATCGACATGGGCCGAGATCCGCGCTGTGACCTCGAAAGAAGTCTATGCGGCAAGCGGATTCACGTCGCAGGTAAGCCATCTTATAACGATCTTGTTTCATCCCTCGATGGCGGTGCGCAGTTCCTATCGGGTGGTCTATCGGGGCCGGATCTTCCAGGTCCAGGCAGTTGTTGACGAAGATGAGACTCAGGTGGAGCTCAAGCTCTATTGCCTTGAGTTGGGGGAAGGGATCCAGCGGTGATCGAGACAGCGATTTCCAATCTGCTCAAGGCTGACGATTCCTTTCGCCAACTGGCTGGCAATCGTTTGTTCCCGGTCGAACTGCCAGAGCAGGAAGCGCTGCCGGCGGTGACGTATCAGCTGATCTCGACAACAGATCTTTATGCGATCGACGGCGCCATCGATTTCACGAGAGTGCGACTGCAGTTCGACGTCTGGGCGAATCGCTATCTCGAGGCGAAGGATTTAGCGCGTGCGCTCCATTCCGTCCTGGATAGTTACAGCGGCGATCTGAGCGGGGTACGCGTGTGGGGCATTCAGCGCGTTCGCTGCGACGATCAGTTCGATTCCGAAGCGCGTATCAGGCGCGTCAGTGTTGACTACGCCATTCAGTTCTCGCAACTCCAATCCAACCCGTAAAGGATGAATAACCATGCCGGAATCCGTAGGTTTTACAGGTAAAGGCGGCAGCCTGAGCCTCTCATTGAATGGGACCGATTTCACGAAGGTCGCCCAGATCCAGAAGGTGACTTCGGGAGGGATGAAGGCAAACTTCGCCGACATCACAAACCTTGACAGTCCCAATGCTTTTATCGAACGCATTCCGACGACGCTGGATAGCGGTACGCTCACCTTCACGGTCGTCGCTAGAACGGACGATGCTGGCCAGGCCATGCTGTTGGCAGCGTTTCAGGCTCAGACGAGACTGACCTGCAAGCTGCAATATCCGCCAATTCCGGGCCAGACAACTGGGCTGTTGAAGACCTTCAGCGCATATGTTTCGAGCGCGCCGATGCCAGGTGTTTCAGTGACCGAGGCCGCATCCTTCGATGCTGAACTCACGATCACCGGGGCCGTCACGGACACTCCAGGAGCGTAAAGTTTTGATGGTGCCTTGCATGTGAGGGGTTCCGTGTTTCCATCTCTCTAGCACTGACATGGAGCCGTCCAGGTAGTATTATTTCCATCAGACGTAATAGCTACCTTTATGGTGATTGCCGGAAGTCCTAATCCTCAGGGCTTCCGGCGTTTTCTTTTGTGTTTTGAGTTTAGGTGATCGATATGCAAAATACCGTTGCGAATGAGCCGGGCCTAGACCCGACTCTGCCGAATGTTGAGCTGGTTATGAAGGGGAATACTTATCAGCTCGTATATGACTTCAATGCTGTGGTTCAGGCCGAGAAGATTACCGGAGCAAACCTGCTTGCCGCAGTCACAGGCAACCTCGACGCTATCTCACTTCGTGGGCTGCTATGGGCTGCGCTTCTGAAGACCAAGCCTAAGATCACGATGGATGAAGTGGGCGAGATGATCACTCCTAGCAACCTGGCTGTTATTCATAATGCAATCATCACGGCATGGTTTGGCAGTGTGAAGGATGAAGCTGTGGGGGAAGCGGAGGCTCAGGGGAGCTAGCAGCGCCCTTGAGCTTTCGCCGGGCGATGGAAAGCCTGTGGGCTGAGGCGGTCTATGATCTTCGCCTGACTCCGGAGCAGTTCTATTCTCTGACCCCGCGGCAGTTCTATTTGCTGCGAGAAGCTCATCGAAAACGCCTTGTGCATTCCGAGATGCTTCATGCATATACGACTGCCAATGTGATCAATCGCAGCTTTGCGCCACCGGAAGAGCCGGTGAAAGTGACTGACTTCATGCCCAACTTTAGACAGATGGATATAGCCGAAGATCCGAAACCAAAGGTCAGCGAGGATGAGGCGTTGATGTGGCAGACGAGGATTGCCAATCTAGCGGCCGAGATGAAGCAGGGGCATGGGCCGCTACTCGAGTCGATCGAGAAAGGAACCTGGAATGGCTGACTTCGATGTAAAGCTGACCGGGTTCAAAGAGCTGGAGCAGAAGCTGCTTTCGCTCGAGTCCGGAGAGCAGGCGGATGCGATCGAGCGCCGGGCGTTGAGGGCGGTTGGCGCGGTGATCAAGCCTGCTCTTGAGGCTGCGACGCCCGTTAGGGGTAATGTATACGGTCCGCTCCCTAAGGGCGCACTGAAGACATCTGTGAGAGCGAGAACTCGCCTCGGTAAGAATGGCGAGCCCTCGGTGGAGATAGTCGATTTCGGCAATCTCTCTTTCATTGCTCACGTTGTCGACGTAGGCCACGTGAACGCGAACGCAAAGAAGGGCCGCAAGCACACGCCGGCTCATCCTTTCATTCGCAGCGTGGAAGATGCGACTCACGAGGCGGCCGCGGATGCCTACCTTGAGACGCTCGAAGCCGGCATAGTCGAAGTCCTGGAGAAATAGATGCCGAAGGGTGCAGTTCAATTCGTCGCAGATTCCAGCCAGCTTCGGAGGGAATCGGGAGCAGCTGCGAAGAGCATCGCTTCCATCGCCACGTCTGCGGAAGATGCTCGCAAGCGGATCGTCGACTCCTTTCAGATGCAGGTGAAGGCTGCTAAGGACGTCGGAGCGTCACAGCGAGAGCTGGAGTCGATCACTCGTCGTACGGCTACGATGCTGGCCAATGTTACGGAGGACAACGCCAATAAGGTCGTCAAAGCACTTGGCCGAATCGAAGATTCTACAAAGAGGGTTGCCGAGGCGCGGAAAAAGCTTAGCGAATCCCTTGCAATCCCCGTGGTTTCACCCACCGACCATTCCGCGGAAGGTGCTCATGGAATCACGGATCAGCAGCGTGCTTCGGCTTTGCTACGTGCCGGCGGCGGAACATTCAGCATTCGGGCTGGCGAGCAATTTACCTCTCAGTTCGCTCTCTTCAATAAGATCTCGACCGCTGTCTTCCCGATTGTGGGTGCTGCTGTATTCGCAACCGAGATCGCTCATGGGATCGAACAGATCGTCGAGTTCAAAAAGCAGGTGGATGAAATCCCGGAGCATATCCGATCGGGTTTCGGCGCCCTAAACGTTGGATTTGCGACGACCAACGATGAGCTGAAGTTAACGAATGACACTCTCCAGAACAGTATCAACAAGCTGGAACACAAGCCTCAGAATCAGATTGCGATTGCACTTGACGAGGCAAGGCTGGCGGCGGACAGGTTCGCGCAGTCGATCGAAGCCGACAACGAAAAGCTCGATCAGCTCCTGAGCAAAAATCATCTTTCGGGATGGGCTCTCTTGTTCGGCCGTCAGGGAACGGCCGAGCGTGAAGGCACGGTGAGCTACTACTCCCAGAAGCAAGCTGATGCGGGGCTAAAATACCAGCAGGCGATCCAGGTGGGGGATCAGAAGGCTGCCGACAAGGCATTGGCAGATCTTCATGCGTCGCAACAATCCGAATTAAAGAACGTGCTCGACGATCGATCGCGTCGACAGGCGAGCGGTCCTCTCAACAACGATGCCAATGTCGCGATCGACACCGGAGTGGCTACTGCAATCGTTGCGCAGCAGAATCACGAAAGCGAGCTGCTCCGAAATGCTCGGCTTTCTGCGCAGCAGAAAGATCTCCAAGCACGTCAAGACGGCGCTCGGCAGGCACAGGAGCTGCAACGTCAACAACTGCAGTCGATGGAGGCGGAGCTTAATCAGCGCAAGATCGTCGAGAATCTTTCGATCAAGCAGGTTTATGACTACTGGAACTCTATGCGCCAGGCCTTTTCTGTGGGCTCTGAAGCGTATAACTCAATTGTCTCTAAGCAGGCTGAGCTCGCTGTGCAGGGTGCAAAGGAAGCGGATTCCAGGATCTCTGCATTTAGGAAGAGTCTCACTACGAGGCCAGGAGCCTCTGAGGGGAATGAGATCTTTGCGCGGTATGATTCCTTCGTCCGCCAGAATGGGATTCGCGCTAGTGATGAGCGAACACAGCGATACGTAGATAGCAACAATTTCGCCATATCGGGTGCCAATAATAGCGAGAGACAAGAGGAAGCTGACATTTTGTCTCGTGTGGGACGATCTCTGACCCAGTACGATTCGGTGCTCCAGATCGCGACGGCGCGGACGAAAGAGTTTTCCATCGTGCAGCAGTCTCTCGAGGGTAATTTGAATGCCCTCATTGATAAGGCTAAAACGAATCCGACTCCCGAAAACGAGAAGGCTGTAACGCAGGCCAGGATTGCCTTAGAGAATGCAAGAGCGGATTTTACGCGTCAGCAGCAGGCCGCTCAGCTATATGGGCAGGGAACCTCCGGCTCTGTCGGCTTGAAAGATTCCATCAATGAATTTGTTTTCGCGTCGCGAGATTCTGCGGCTCAGACGCGTAATCTCTTTCAGGGCACCATCACTTCCTTGAATCAGGCTTTCGTGGCCGCTCTCTCGGGTAAGAACGTGAACTTCGGCGATGTGGGTTCGCAGATCTTCAGCAACATCGCCGGCACAGCCCTGACCAAGGCGGAAGGGTCAATCTTCGGTGCGTTTGGTTTCGGTGGCAAGGCGGACGGATCGACCGGCAACCCATTCCACGTTGTCGTCGATGGAACTTCGGGCGCACTCTCTACGGCCGGAAGTTTGCTTGGCAAAGCAGGATCGAATGTAGGCGGATTTCTGTCGAAGGCCTTCAACTGGCTGCCTGGGCGGGCTCTGGGTGGCGGGGTCGATGCGAACGGAAGTTATGTTGTCGGGGAACGAGAACCGGAGGTGTTGACGATGGGTTCCAGTTCCGGCCGGATAACTCCCGTGTCGCAGCTGGGAAGTGGTGAGTCTCATTATTACACCGTCGACGCTCGAGGATCGAATGATCCCGCCGCGACGGAAGCCGCTGTCGCACGGGGGATCGCTAAGGCTCGCCCGGGCATTATCGCTAGCGCGGTGGCTGCCAATATGGAATTCAACAGACGCCGGCCGAGCACGGTGAGGTCGTAATGCCGATAACTTCCATTGTTCTAAACGGACAGACGGTCGACGTCGTCATTCTTCCGACTTCGCCTGGTGCAAGATCGGTCGAGTTTACGCACTCGAATACGGTAGCGATTGTAAGGTCAATCTTTACCGGCGGGGGGCAGACGCAGGAGTGGCCGGGGGCGGATTCGTGGGCTGGCACCGTAACGTTGCCATCTCTGGCGCAGGCTCAGGCGGATATGTGGTTGGCTGCGCTTATGCAGTGCCGGGGCATGAGGAATGCATTCCTAATCGGAGATCCGCTGAAGAAGACTCCGCGCGGCAATGTTCAGGGTGTGCCCGCAGTGGATCCTTCTGCTGTGATCTCGGCCGCGGCTTATCTGCTTCCGACATCCGGGTGGGCTGCGTCGCGGGCGAATCTCTTGCTGCCTGGCGATTACATCCAAGTGGGATTTCGGTTGCACCGTGTGCTCGATGCGGTCAATTCGGACGCGAATGGCAAGGCGTCGATCGCCATCTGGCCATCGCTTCGCGAGGCTCCTCCTCCAGGGCAGCTGCTGGTCACGCAGCAACCGAAGGGACTCTTCCGTCTGGCCAGCAATAACAACTCGTGGTCAGCCGATTTTACGAAGCTGACGAGCGTGAGCTTTCAGATCACCGAGTATCGCTGATGCGCAATATAGATTCCAATCTCGCCGCAGCCCTGGGTAGCGGAACAATTCGCCCGTTCTTTATGGCCACGTTGCAGTTCAAGACATCGATTCAGCGGGTCTGGACTGGGACAGGTGAACTAACGATCGACTCCCAGACGTTTGTAGGTGTCGGATCTCTGGCCAGCGTCGGAGCAGTCACGGAAGGTACAGATGTCGCTGCTTATGGCACAAGCGTCACGCTTTCGGGAATCGATCCCGTGTTGCTGGGCGAATCGATGAATGACATTCAGCCAGGCTTGCAGGCGCTTATGTGGCTAGGCCTGATGGATGGCAACGGAATCGTGATTGGCACGCCTTACCAGGTATTTCGAGGGATCATCGACGAGCCGAATATCCATGTCGGCGAAGACACGATGACGATCACGCTGAATCTGGAGAGCCGCATGGTGGACTTCCAGCGTGCGAGTAACCGTCGCTATACGTCGGCGGATCAGCGCGCGCGGTTCCCTCATGATTCGGGATTCGATTTCGTCGAGAAACTGAACGATTTTGTAGGTAAATGGCAATGATCAGGAAGCGTGAGCAATACCTCGAAGTTCATCTGAACGACTTCCTGCAGCAGCGTGAGGCAGTTCCGTTTGCCTGGGGCACAAACGATTGTGCTACTTTTGCGGCCGACGCGATTGAGGTGATGACCGGCATTGATATTGCGCAGGAGTTTCGTGGGCAATACAGCACGGAGACCGGAGCTCTGCGGACCATCCAGAAGATCGCAGGCGGAAATACCCTGGGCGATGCGGCGACCTATTGCGCGAATAAGTATGGGATGGCCGAGCGCTCTGTTCCTCTGCAGGCGAAGCGCGGGGATCTGGTGTTGGTGAAGAACGGTGACGGAGACGAGATAGCTGCCATCGTCGGGATGAACGGCCGTCACGTTCTTTCGCCGGGCGAGGATGGTCTGGTCCGATTCTCGATCTTGAATGTGACGCGGGCCTGGGCGCTGGGGGAGAAGCACGAATGGACGCCTCCGCGATGGCATAAGCATCGCAGAGTTGAGCGTGATGATGCGGCAGGGGTCGGAGCTCCTAAAAGAGTTTTGCTGCTGCCGGCAAGTGTGGATGCGAAGTAAACCTTTCTGAAGTGGTCTAGAGGACGATGAGCAAAGCGATATTAGGAGCTGTGGAGCTGGCTGGAGCCGTAGGCCTTGGCGTGGCCGCGTTTTTCGATCCGGCTCTGATCGCCTCTCCATGGTTCGATAAGGCTCTTGCTGGCCTTGTTCTATCCGGCATTGCAAATGAAGCCGGGGCGATCGCGGAGACACTGAGTAGCAACCGCTCCATGCAGGTCGCAACGCGGCAGCCGGCGGCTCCTCGCCAGATCGTCTATGGGACGCAGATGGTTGGTGGTGTGCTGGTTTATGAATCCTTCACGGGCCATCAGTGGAATCAGGTGATCTTGCTGGATGGTCATGTGTCCCACTCGATCCAGGCGATCTTTCTGGATGGCCGCAAGGTCTTTTTCAAGGGATCTGGTTTCGGCTGGGCAGTTCGAAACGGAGTCGGATTCGGAGGCGATGCGGACAACAATGATCACATCGGTCCCGATGGTGTCACCAAGTATAACTTCGGCGGGAAAGTTTACGTCGAAGCGCGCTACGGTGATCAGCCCAGCGGAGATGTGATGGGCTCATTGACGGGGAATGATCCTTCGTGGGCCTATAACCCGGTTACCGGCGATGCGCCATCGTTGATGGGGTGCACCTACATTTATCTAAAGCTGACTCAGTCCACCAGTCAGTTTCCTTCGCGGCCGGAAGTCAAGATTTTGCTCAATGGCAAGAGTGACATTCTGGATCCTCGCACGGGCGTGCGAGGCTTTACCAATAACGCAGCGCTGATTGCTGCTGATGTGATCACCGATACGGTATTCGGCCTGGGAGATGCGAACGTCAACCAGGAGCAGCTCGTTGCCGCCGCGAACATATGTGATGAGCAGGTTGCCGTGGCTGCGCTCAATGGCAGCACGGAATCCCGTTATTGCTGCGATTGGATCTATGACACGTCGACGCCGATTGCCGACGTTCTACAGACCATGATGACCGGAATGGCGGGGCGGCTGTCTTATACCGGGGGTGAGTACTTCATCTATCCAGGGGCTTATGTGGGACCTTCATCCTCGCTGGATTTATCTGCCATCACGGCAGCTTTTGACTGGAAGCCGTATCGTTCGATCCGTGAGTTGCCCAATCGGGTGACGGCAACGCATATCTCTCCGGAATGGCCCTGGTCGACGGCTGGCAATTTCTATCAAAATACGCAGCAGGTTGAGAACACGTTCGATCTGAAGTTCACGAATTCGTCGGTTCCCTACTATGCGCAGGATCAGCTGCATGGTTATCCGAACGATGAATGGATGACGCAGGACCTGGGACGCGAGCGGCCGCTGCAGATGAACCTGCCGACGGTTCTTTCGCTCACTCAGTGCCAGCGTGTGATGAAGATCAACCTGATGCGCCAGAGAAAGTACCAGGGCGGCGGGACGATCGAACTGAAGCTTGGTGCATACAAGGTTCAGAGTTGCGATACGCTTCAGTTCACCTTCGCCCAGCTGGGTTGGAGCAACCAGGTGATGGAGATCGCCGGGACCACTCTGCGCGCTGACAGCGATGGATCGGGCAAGGATGCGCCGGCGATCCGCTATTCCATGACGCTGCAGGAGACTGGACCGGATGTCTATTCCTGGTCGACGCTGGAGGAGTTGACGGTTTACTCTTCGCCGGCGGCTCCGACGCAGACTCCCTGGACTCCAAACCCTCCGACCAATCTGCAGCTCAGCAGCGGGCCACAGACGGCTATTGTGGGGCAGGATGGCAGCGTCACCCCAGTCATTCAGGTGAACTGGGATACGCCTCTGGACAATGCGGCGACGGGGATCTTGATTCAGTTCCGGCCGTCAGGCGCGGGGACTTGGTATTCAGCTCCTACGGCGGACATCAGTTTGAATGTCGGTTTGATTTCGACCATTATTGCTGGCCAGAACTACGACGTTCGGATTGCTACGTTGCGTGCAAATGGAGCGACCTCGGATTGGGTGGAGCAAGATAACTTTCCGGTCCCATCGCTCGATACATTTCTGGGAACGTTGGGGTCCCAACTACCGGCGATCACAGGTTGGCTGGGAAAATGGTGGAGGCTTCCAAACGGTGGAACGCCGCCGGCGGGCGGTGGCGAGCTTGCGCAGGACACTCTCTTCAAAACGACAGGAAGTATCGTCGATTTCATCCTGGATTACCCGGGTAATAGTTATCAATTCGCCCGAGGAACAAAGTTGCCACCTCCTCCCGACGGAGGTACCGCTCAATGGATCTACGGGCGATTTACGTGCACATTCATCGCTCAACAGACTGGAACCTACACTTTCGGCGTCAACAGTGATGATGGCGCACGCATGACAGTGGACAATCAGGTGTTATTCGATTTCTTGTCGAACGGACACTCCGGCGATCCCGATCTCACCTATTCAGCGTCCGGGACGATAAATCTCGTCGCAGGAGGTTCTTATCAGATCGTGATCGAGTTTCAAAATGGAAGCGGGCCTGGCGAAATTCAAGGTCTATTTACCCCGCCTGGAGCGTCAACGCCTCGTCTCATAGACTTGAGCACGACCTATCGCGACGCCGGCTCAGTCACGTTTCCGAATGGAGACAATGCGCAAGGCTTGCAGCCGAATATGTACTCGGGCCTGAGTGGCAATCTCGTGCCGAATGGTGATTTTCTCCTTGGAAGTCTTGCTGGTTGGCTGTCCATTGGGGTATTCGATCCAGGTATCCCGGGTCTCAAGATTACGGGAGGTCAATATGGATTTTCTCCGACCTTTGCAGTTCAGCCCGGAAATAAATACCGATTTTCGTTTACGGGTCAGGTCATCGCTGATGGAACAAGGGTGATTTACCATCGCCTCGCATTTGGCTCAGCATATCAACCTGTCCTTGACCCGAATGTAGTCGGATATGTCGATTTTCTTGCTGGCGGAAATATCAACAATGGAGTGACGACGTACAGCTATGACTGGACGTGTCCAGGCGGTATTCACTACGCGGGTCTAGACGTCTATCAGCTCGGAACCGCGGTCGTTGGATATTCTCACATCGTTGCCCAGGACTATGCTGCTGCCGGTCAGTGGGGAGCTGATGTGACAGGGCAGAACACTGCGAACGATACAAGCTTCGTTAGTGGCGTTCCGTCCGGAGTAATTGCGACGGTGGTTCCGACCGGATACCGGTTGTTCATCAACTCCGGAAGCAAGTCTTATTCAATCGAGGCTATCTAGTGCCCTTCGTGCTGAAGGATGAGACCGCCAATGTATTCGTGTTGTACATCGATAATGCCGGCCTGATTGGGCTTATGGGCAGTGCGAATCCTGATCAGGCCTTATCCTTTGCGGGCGTGGGAGTGATCACCAGTGGCGCATACATGGCCAATGGGATCGCGAAGCCGGGAGCTCCCAGTCCGTTAACGGGAACGATCGTTATTCCGGTGAATGCGAGCGGATCGGTAACTTACTCGCTGCCGCAGATTCCAACCGTCAATGCGGATTCCGATCCGACGAGCGTGAGCACCACGGAAACAGTTTTCACGAATACGAGTACGACCTCGAGCGTTACTTACAACTATAAGATCTGGTGAGGCTATGGCTGTCGAGTTCAAGGATGCGGGCTCCGGAAGCAAGGTCATGTCCGCTTCGAACGGCGGAGGATTCGAGATCGGTTCGGGAAGCGCCGCCGATACGTTGTCGATTCAGGGAAGGAATTTGCTGCAGGGAAGCCAGCTCGCTCCTAAGACGCTTCCGTCCGGAGGGGTTGCGCGAGTGGTTGGAAGTGTGACGATCACCTCTCTATCTTCTGTGAGCGTCAACGTCGGGCCTTGCGCCGGAATGGGAACGGTGTCTGGAGCTTGCCTTGTGCGCTTTGATTCAACCAACTTCACGGCGGCGTTGCTAACAAGTACGGCGAACGTAACTAAAGCCTGCGCATACGCAATTATTTGAATCCATGGGTCTGAAGATCACAGATGTAAGTGCCGGCGTCGTTCTATTGACGATCGATGACTCCGGTCTGATTTGTCTTGGGAGCGGAGTTCCGGTTACTCAACTTTCGATAAATGGGATCGGTGTTGTCGATTCTCAGGGAAATATTACGAATTTGAGGGCTCCTGGATCCTCCATGTCTCCGACTTCTGGAACCGTCACTGTTCTCCCCGGAGGTTCGGCTGCCGTCGCAACGTTGCCTGGTGAGGTTCCATCGGTGCAAGTCGATGCCTTTTGGCCCAGTATTCGAACTCAACATATCCTCGTTCCTTTGAATCACTGCGTGACTACAAACATTTACAATTCCGCTTCCCACAGAGCTCGACCGCTAACCGGGCAATTCCGCGTCTTCAACACCACTGCTCCAAGCGATGATGGGCAATGTCCAACCGGAATTCCAGACGAGATCTCTTATAGGTGGATGTAGAAAAATGATCTATTTTATCGAACACGATGAGGCGGGCAATATCGTTCACGTCTGTGGAGATCCGGAGGCAACAATTGTTCCGTTGGTCAATCGCGTGGTCTTCAACGATTCGAATGGAAATCCTCTTAAGGATGGCCAGGGAGAAGCTCTCTCTCCCTATGGATCGAAGCTTCTGGATCCCGTTGGTATCGACGAGGAGACATTCAATGCTCTGAAGGATGAGGGTAGTGAAAACTTCACTTATTCCGGAAATGCAGTTGTGAAGAAGGCGGTTCAGAATGGATAACCAGATTCTCGAATCGCATGAGCATTATTGCTTTCATTCCGCTGTGCTCAAATGCCATACGCATCCGGAGTTGCACTGTTGCGACGAGGAGAGGTGTCCGACAGCAGTGCGTCCTGAGGTGGCCCAAAGAGCCGGTATGGTCGATGAGGATGGCAAAGTGCGCTGTCCCTCCTGTGGCTGCTCGACGACTCTGAAGAGGGAAGAGCGCCTAGCTGAGGTGCATGCGAAGCTTTGTACGGATCCCACAATCCACTATCCGGATCTCTATCGTGCCGGCAAGATCGATCGCAAGACCTTCGAGGACTGGAAGTCCACCTTATCGCCGAAAGAGCTTATGGGGCACTATAAGCGGGTTCCTGATGTGCACGTGGTCGCGAACTTCACCCATGAGGAGACGTCTCTGATCGATACCGATCCCGAGGCCTTCAATGAGCTACTGAACGATCGCATTCGCGCGCGAGCCGAGGCAGTTCTTCTCCACCAGGTTCAGTATCGTCACTCCACCGAAACAACCCATATCAAGCTCTAAGCTCTTTCAAAACCCCTTACAGGAGTAAACAATGAACCGACTGCTGAAGGCAGCCGCGGCGCTCGTGTGCGCCGTTGGCCTCTCTGTCTGCGCGCAAGCACAGATGACGACGATCACAGCCACCTCAATCAAGATGAAGGGAACTGCGGTCGCTGCGGGAACCGTAACCTTCATCCCGACAAATGCTCTGGGAAGTCCGATTCCGATTACTGCCGGAGGATCACTCTTCGACGCGCAAGGTTTTACAGCCGCGATTACGAATGGAGCGATCGCCGGCGGATTCCAGGTTCCGGACGAATGCACTGCAGCTCCGACGACGCCGAACACAGTCCTCTCCTACCAGATCCAGGTCTACAACACGGCGACGAAGAGCGCCTTCACGCTGACCAAGGTCGCTGGCGTCTGCGGGGCGAGCTGGGCGCTAGACAGCTATGTCCCGACGCAGAGCGCCATCGTCGCACCGACGGGGCTTCTGAGCGGTGTGACAGTGCCGGCGCATTGCTCGAATACCTCGATCTTTTATAAGCAGGGTTCGCCTTCGCAAACCTATAACTGTGTTGCCGGGATCTATGTTCCGCAATCGGGATCGAGCGGCGGTGCGACTCTTCCCAGCACAACCAATCTTTTAAAGGGGGACAACGCGGGCGGCGCGCTTGCTGCCGCGCCAGGTACGGACTATCCGACCGTAGCTTCGGTCACATCTGCGGCAAGCGTGGCCGCTGCTGCTCAGTCGACGGCAAATGCAGCCTTGCCAAAAGCCGGAGGCGTGATGACTGGAGCGCTCACTCTCGCAGCTGACCCGTCTTCGAATTTGCAAGCAGCGACCAAGCAGTACGTTGATGCAGCCGCAGGAGCGATCTCAACCGGTACGGCGGTGCCTAAAGGACGTACTGGGTCCGCTGGAGCAAATTACTACCAGGCGCAGCCTGACGGTTCAATTCAGCAATGGATTAGCACTGGTAACGTCTGGGTCAATCAGACCACAGGCGTGGTTACATATGCTGGAGCCGCAACTCTCATTGGTGTGACCAACGACTATGAGATGAATGACGGCACAGGAGCAACAACGCTGGCTGATGCTGTTGGCAGTGTGCCACTAACGGTCAATGGTGGAGGAGCAGGCGGTGCGCCGGCATGGAACGGGACAAATGGTCTCATCTTCAACGCGACAAACAATCAGTATGTAGCCGTCCCACAAAGTTTCTGGGCACAACACTCTACTTACACCTTCTGTGCGAACATCGCGTCCAATTCGACGGGAACAATCTCTCTATTGGGGCAGGTCGGTGGTGCTGGTATTCCAGGGATTATGTCCGACCTCTACGGTTCCCTGCAAGTGAATGGAGCTGGAGGCTTTCAAAATACATCCACCGCAATTCAACCTGTAGATATAGGTAAAACTGAATGCTACACGGTAGTTAGCAACGGTGCCGGCGCAGACCAGATTTGGGCTGGCACTGCTAAATTGTCCATGAAGAACATTATGCCAACCTGGTCTCCCGCCACGGCTGGTTTAGGTCTCGGTGGGTTCTTTCACGGAACAGACGCCACGATCTATAAGTTTGTGGCTGCGATAGGCACGGAGCTTCCTGCTGATGTCATCCAGCATAATGCACTGGTTCTCAGTGAGCGAATCGCTACTGCGACTAGTCAGACAGTAGCTACGGTACCAAGTTGGTATAAGTCAGGCAGCCCTTTCGTTGAGTGCGTTGGGGACTCAAAGACGTCGGGAAACAACCTTCTTCCGAACACATATTGCTACTTGCTTCCAACGAAGCTCAATATGCCAGGAGTGGTCGTTCTGAATGCAGGAACGTCTGGGCAACTACTTTCCAACTATGTGAACAACGGTGTACTCGCACAGTCGGCCAATCTGGTCAATCAATACACCGTGGTGGGATACCCTGCTCCACCCCATTTCTCTGGTCTGTATATGGGGATCAACGATCTTCAAGGTGGAGGCACAGCGACAGCGTTGTACACCAATTTCAAGCAGGCGACTAAGACGCTATACTCGGCCGGCTATAAGACAATCGGAATTACACTCACCCCATCCGCTGCCGCAACAAGCGCGGTCAATGTTCAGAGACTATCCTTCAATACATCTATGACCACAGGCGGTCAGTTGGACGGTCTTGTAGACTGGGCTAATGACCTGCGTATGGCCAACCCCGCCTACCCCCAGATCAACGGGACGGTTGGTCAGCCAGGGTTCGGTGATTCCAGTCCCTACTATCAAGATGAAGCTCTTCACGAAAGCGCGTTAGGTGGAGCAGCACTCTCTGGTCGGTTCATGAACATGATGAACCAGTTGGGTGAAATTGGTAGAGGAACCAACTACACAGCAGCGTTCGGAGCCAATGTGGACATTGATATGTCCTTGGGCCACTCTCAGACGCTGACGTTGACCGGAAATGTCACAACTATGAAGGTCATCAACGGTAATCAAGGGGACACTCTTGATCTAACCGTTTGCCAAGACACAACAGGAGGTAGGACTGTTCCAGCGATAGCGGTAGGTTCGGGGGCCACAGCAACAGTAACTTCTGCCGGAGTCGAAACCCTCACCAATGGGGGAAGTGGGTATGACAGCAACTATCTACCCAACTTCTATGTCTCTGGATTGACATGTACGGTCTACCCCGCATATCTGCCGACGATCAGTACTGCCGGTGTCATAACTGCAATTACTCAGGTTCGTGCTGGTGCGGGATGTTCTGGAACCGGGACTGTATCCGTAGTCCCGACAGAGCCGGTTTGGAACAACTTCAATACGTCCGGTGTGAACGCGCTAGCCGCTGGTAAGTGTTTAGCGCAGCACTTTGTCTTTGATGACAAGGCGCAATCGATCAACTAGGAGAGGAGGTCGCGGATAATCGCCAGAGCAGAGAGGAGCCCCCGAAAGGGGGCTCGTTATAAGTTTAAGGATGCGTGGGTGTTTCGTGTGACTTGAGTTGTATGGAAGCCGGTCTCGAGGATGAGCTAACCTATCAAATTGGGAGGCCGTATGAAGCGTTTATGGAAGCGGATGTATGAGTTCCTTTTTCTCTGCGACATTTGCGGTGAGCGAATTGCGACCAATGATAATTGTTCTTTCTGTAGGGAGCAGATGAGAATTCCTGGGGATTGGTAGATGTTTTGATTCCCAGGTGGCTCGCCCAGTCAATCAGGAAAGGCTATTAGGAGCTTGCGGCCAATTGAGTCTTGCCTGGCTAGCTTTTGCGGTACGAATCGTCCCAATCTGCGCGTCCTATCTCTGCATTTGCCGGATCGCCTGGTTCGCCGACATAGAGTTTCAGACGTTTTGTCTCGGGATGTTTCAGGTGGTACCGGATGGAATCTAGAACGTTGGTCTTCGCTCTTTTATCCTTCGCAAGCCAGCCGCCATTGACGAGGGCTGTGGCCACGATGATTCCCTTCGCTGAATGAGGATACTTCTCGAAATAGGCGTCAATTGCGTCGATCGCTAATCTGTATCCTGAATAAATATTGGCGTTAGGATCTGGCGACAGGTTCTTCAGCGCTAGTTCGGTAGACTCCAATTCGCGCATTAAATCAGGCGCGAGCTGTCGCAGTCTTCCGCGAATCAGCTCGACCTGTCTTTCAAAGATCTGTCTCGTCTTTGTTTCTTGTGTCATATCGCCTTATTCGTTCTAACAAAACATGGCATACAAACGTATGGTTACTTTAAATGAGATTGCTAAATAATTCAATAAATTGCGGAGATTTTGCCTCGCAATAGGTCCGACTTACCACACATAGGCCTCCGTAAACCCAGATCAGATGCCCAGCAATCAGGTCCGGAATCCGAGGAAAGACGCTCACGATTATCCGCTCAGCCAGTGCCAAAAGGGTCCACTTTCGCACTGCCCGTCCGCGAGAATGTATGTCCGCAAGTTCCACCTCATCTGGGTCGGGTAGGAGCTCTGCCGAAACTTCAAGCGTCCGACTGTTTCCCCAGATGTCCCTCAGCACCTTCCACGGTACAGGCGGTCGTCGACGCCAGATGTTTCTTTCCATAAAAAGCTGCACAGCATCGTGAACCGGTCTCAGCGAAAGCAGAAGGGAGGGGTAATCGTTTGGTGCATGCGACCGAGGCGATGAGTGCGGCAACTGCAAATTTCTCACTTTGATAAATCCTCTTCCGTACTAGGGTTGTTGGCTTGGTGGTGAACTATTGAAGGAGATTGAGTTAGCAATCGCGTTCACTTGAATGAAAGCGACTGGAAGATGCTGCCAGAAATCGAGCGTTTCCTTCGATAGGTAAAAAGTGCTATCGACAACCTAAGTCGTTTGTAGCCACAACGTAGCCACATCCAGAACGATAAACTTCAGCGATATGGCGCTTAAGTCCACCCACTTCAGATTCAGCGAATCATTCTTGAAAGATCTGGACTGGTTGGGTAAGCACAGTGGTGGCTTGGATCGGACGAACATGCTTCGGGTCCTTGTGGCAGAGGCAAAGGCTCGCAAGGCGGCAGAGCTCAAAGCTGCAAAACAACAAAGAAGCGTCAACCCGCAGGATGGCGACTAAGCGGAGCACTGTGGGGTTTTTGTGGGAAACATGCCACAACATCATGCAAAAAAGCGAGCAAAACGAGCATCATTCTAGCTGTGATAATCCGTGCGGGCAACTCATCTAAGTAAATGAAAAGATTAGTGTTTTAGAGCAAAAGCAGTTATGAGAACTGTCTGATTCGTAATCAGTAGGTCAGCGGTTCAAATCCGCTCATCGGCTCCATTCAAATGCAACAACTTACGACGCTTTCTCTTCCTCTCCCACAGCGCCACTGTGGGAGTTTTTGTGGGAGTCCACATTTTCTTGCTGTGAAACCAGGTGAATCGACTTGCTCTTATTTCTGCGGTTCACGATCTCAGCAGTGCCGCTGGTATCGGGATGCAGGTAGCGCATGGTGGTCTTGATATCACCATGCCCGAGCAGCTGCTTCACCTCTGCAAGGTTCATCCCTTCTGCAAGCATGTCCGTCGCGAAGGTGTGACGAGCGCAATAGAGATCCAGGTCCTCAGGAACTGAGGCGAGGTTCTCGTTGGCTGACTCCTCGCGTGCTGCCTTCACGGTTGATCTCCATTGCTTGGCCACCGTCGTACGATGTCCACCTTCAGCGCGCTTCGCAGGAAAGATCCATGGACCCTTTCCCTTGCTGCTGCGCTCACGGAGGATGGTCTCGAGGCGATCGCTCAATGGAACAAACCGCTTGGCCTGTAGAGTCTTGCCGTAAGGCACCAGGATGACAGAACGATCCCAGAAGATGTGATCCCTGCGCATGCGCATGACCTCTTCCGGACGCATCCCGCAGTCCATCATGATCACCAAAATATCGGCAAGAGGTTGAGAGGCGTGCTTGAGCAGCAGAGCCTCGGTGGAAGATTCGATGAGCGCCGTTCGGCCAATCTCTTTGAGGAGAGAGATCCGTGGAGCTGATCGCATGACCTTCCACTCCACTGCCAGATTAAGCATCCGGGAGAGAGTGCGGAAGGCGCGGTTTGCATTGGAGGCTTTACCTGGAAAGGTGAGGACGGAAGCGTCGCTGGTGCTGATCTGGTCTATACGCATGCTTGCTACCCGTGTCCCTTCCAGCAGCTTCCAGCCGCCGTGATAGTACTTCTTCGTATCTAGGTCCAGTTGTCCCGAGAGCTCTTGTTTGTCGACGAAGTCGAGAAAATCTTTAGAGAACTCGCGAAGAAATGGAGCCCGTTTCAAATTCACGTTGGCGCCGTTGTTGCGGATGTCTGCGATCAACAGCGACTCGACTTGCTTGGCTCGAGACTTCACCGTTTCCTTGGTGGTGCCTCGATACTTCACACCGTCGAGCATGAATTCATAGTGCCAGTACTTGCCGCGTTGCTTTATAGCCATTGCTACCCCTTCTGTGTTGCCCGCACGGATGGGTCGCGTCGGCCTGCCTCGACATACGCATGTATGTCAATCGCATCATACTTCACCCTCGCCTTAGGCCCGGTTCCCAGCTTGATGAACTGCGGTCCTCCGCCGACGCACCGCCAGCGCCGCAGCGTTCCCATGGGAATGGCCGTGATCTGGGAGACCTGCCGCTCGGTCAGCATCCTCATCTCTAAAACCTGCCGTATCTTATCCGCATATGCCATGTAAGTAATCTCCTTCCGTTACCCAATCCGCTGAACATAATCAATCAATATCCACAGCCTGTAGGGCTTGACAAGTTTTTTACACCCGTCTACTGTCGCCACATGCCATACAAACATATGCCATGTCTGGGCAAGACGCAAGAGCAGAAAGAGCAAAGCGAGCATTCGGGACTTTCGCTCACTCCTCGTCAGGGGGAGGCGCTGAACGTCTTTCGGGGGCTTCTCAAGCGAAATGAAGGGGTTCCACCCAGCATCGA